CTCGCCGTCGCGCACCTTCTGAACGTTCTCCAGGCCGAAGGTCACACCACGGTTCCCGTTGGTGTTGTAGCAGTAGGCGGACATGGAGACGCGCGCGTAGATGCCCGAGTACACCTCGGTGCTGTCCAGGATCGGGTTGAGGTCGCGGTCAACGACACCGGGGCGACGCTTCGCGGACACATTCATGTAGTAGCAGCCCTCCAGTTCCGGGTTGCGCTCAAGGTCTGCGTCCTCGTCGCCGTCGTGGAGGGTGGACTTCAGGTTCTTCGGCACCTTGCCACCGAACTTGCCCTTCTGCTCCTCGATAGCGGCGGCCTGCGCGGCCTTGATCGCGGCCAGCGTGCGCTTCGCGGTCTTCGGGATAATCAGCATGCACGAGAACTTCGGGTCCTGCTCCGGGGAGGCCGTGTAAGGCTCCAGCAAGTGAACGTATCCGAGGCGAATGTTCTCGTCGGCGCGGGTGACAACCTTACGGGGGTTAGCCATTTCAATCATCTTCTTTCGTGAGATCGTGAATCGGTGAGCGTGCCGGGGCCGAGGCTCAAGGCCCCGGCACACCCCTAAGTGTAGCGCTTAGTCTCCGGGCTGTCTACCCGAAGTCCGCCGCAGCGCTCGCGGCGGCAGTGAGAGGCGGACGCGGGTCCGTTTCCCCCACCAGGGAGGGCTTGCCTTCCTTCTTGGTGATGTAGTCCCCGATCAGATCGGGGAGGTCGGACTTGCCCACCAGCTTCTCCAGCTTGCCAAGCGGTAGAATCTTGAACTCCGCCACCTGCTCGGGCTGGTAGCCGCTGTCGATCAGAGTCTGGATAGCCGCCGCCGGGTCAGTCACGACGCGACGGCCACGGCCAGCCACCACCTTGAAGCCGGGGATGGTCCGGCTCTCGGTGTAAATGCGGTCGAAGGCCACGCCCTCCAGCGCGTCGCACCAGTGGCGGATTTGGGCGACGCGCTCCAGTTCCGCGCCCACCTCCTCGTCGTCCAGGAGGCCTGGGTCCCCGAAGTCGCGGGCGACCAGGAAGTCACGGCGCGCCCGGCACTCGCCAGCCACGGGGCACCAGCGGCAAGCCGCCTCGCCAGGGCCGAACTCGTCTGACCCGTCCTCGACCTTCTGGACCCCGGGCATCACCACGGTGTCGCGCCACTCGATCAGCTCCTGGACGGTGAGCGTCTCGGAGGACACGCTCCCCAGGCGAGGCTGGACGACAGTCACGCTGACCTCCTCCACGGTGCCCAGGAGGTCCCCGAACTCGTTCAGGGCACCCAGGCCGTAGAGGCGGAGCTGAGGGTTGCCGACCGCGTTTACGGGCACGCCCTGACCGTACTTGAGGTCGAGGACGCGCACGGCGCGAGGCGAGACCACCACCGCGTCGCCCGTCCCCCACACGCCGGGGACCCCGGTCGTCATCCGCTGCTCCAGCAGCAGGACGGAGTGAGGCTCAGCGTCCAGGTCGGCGCGCACCTGGTCCACGTACTTGCCGACGTGGCGGAGCATATCCACCATGTCGTAGGTCTCGCCGTACTTGGCGGTCCAGTGGTTCAGGGCGTGGTCGCGGGCGGCTTCGTCGTGGTCGATCAGCTCGAAACGAGCGACGATCTCCGCGAGCGCGTGCGCCGCCGTGCCCTCCGCCGCGTGAGGCGACTCGGGCGGGGTGGGGGCCGCCGCCGCGAGTGGCACGCTGGCCGGGCAGGCCAGCCAGCGCGCCGCCGATGACGGCCCAAGGTTCGCGTGTCCCTTGGGAGGCATTGGTCAGGCCTCCGGGAGAGCGTCGAGGAAGGCCTGAATCTGGTCGCCCTTGAGGAGGCCGACGCGGCGTGCGCCCGCCACCGCGAGGGCGGTCTTGATCGCGTCCTGCTCGCCTGCGCCGATCAGCTCGGTGGCTCGCGCGACGGCGACCGCCAGCAGGTCGGCCTCGGGGGTGACCGTCTCGTCCTCGACGGTCGCGCCGTCGGTCTCGTCGGCCACCGGCTCAGGCTCGGGGGTCGGCTCGGGGTCGGCCTTCTTCGGGGTCTTCTTGGCGGCGGGCTTCTTCGCCGTCTTCTTCGGAGCGGGCTTGTCCTCCACCTCGGCGGCGGGCGCGGCCTTGTCGACCTCGACGGTGATCGGCGCGGGAGCGGTGCGCTGCGCCGCCAGCAGACCCGCCAGCCACTGCACCTCCTCCACGGTCGCGCCCTGAACGTCCAGCGTGATGTTGATTTCCATGATCCTGTTCTCCTTGGTGATCGGTGATCGGTTAGATGAGTGACTCGGGCGAGTCGCTCACGTCGGTGGTGTCCTCGACCAGTCGCGTAAAAAGACGCTGCGGGCCGTAGAACGGCAGGCGCAAAGCCTTCGGGGACGGGCCAAACCAGCCGGGTAGCTGCTTCATCTTGTTCGTGATCTGGAGGATGTCCACGCGCGAGTGTTTGCCACGCTCGCGGCCTAGCGCTATCTCCCAGATTTCCAGCGAGCACACCGTTTCAATCGGGTGCGTACCACTCACTATACCCTGCTCCTCGTCCTGTAGCCAACTGATACGCTCGTCCGGGGACATATCCGCCCAGTTCTCGGGGACGAGGGTGTCCAGGTAGGACTGGATGAGGCCAGCCAGGCTGTCCTCCTCGGTCGCCATCGAGCGGATGGTCTCAGCCATAGCCTCGCCGTCGTCGTCCAGGAACAACGCCAGGTTGCGGTCCTCGCCCGCGTAGGTGACAAGGCTCTCCTTGTACACGTGGACGGCCTCCGCCCACACCTGGTCGACGTAGGCGCTCGTGTACTTACCGAAGTCCAGCTTTTCGGCCACCTCCACGATCAGGAACCGACGGTTACCCTCCTGGCTACGCAAGAACACCGCGTCGTTGGTGGTTCCCCAGATCACCTGCGCGCGGGGCACGTCCACCGACTCCCGAGCGTAGGGCAGGCGGGCAGTGTCATGGGTCAGCGTGATGAACTGCTTCAGCGCCTCCGCGTCCGCCTTCTTCACGGCGAAACCCTCGTCTGCGACGACGATCCAGGAGCGCATCATAGCCATGATGGTGTCCCTGAGTCCGCCGTTCTCGATGGGGCCGAGAGTGCAGGTCCATCCGCGCGCCATACGCTCAATGAACCAGGACTTGCCCAGGCCCTGCCGCCCGGTCAGGATCAGGCAGTTATCCACCTTGACCCCAGGGTCGAGAGCGCGGGCCACGGCCTGCACCGCCACCAGGCGAGCCACCCGGCGAGTGTACGCATCCGCCGCGCCGGGCAGGTAGGTTTCGATCCGGCTCACACCGTCCCACTCCAGGCCCTCCAGGTACTCGCGCACCGGATGGAAGGCATGATCCTGGGCCACCATGTCGATCACGCCCCGGAGCTGTTCCTGGGCGGGGCGCGGGAAGTTGTAGGCCCGCTGTAGGTGGGCGCTGATCTGTGCGAAGTCGGCGCTGGTGAGCACGTCGGTCTTGCCGGGCGTGACCTTCCTCCACGGGAAATCACGGCGAGCCACCGTGTTCATCGTCATGTCGTTACGGGCGAGGCCGCGCAGCACGGGGTCATGCTTCATGAGCAGGTCCCAGTTATGCACGTCGTCCAGGGGCTTGCCCGTCTTGGGGTGCAGGTGGAACTCCAGGACCCACTCAGGGAGGGCCGCTCCGTCCTCGTCTCCGTCGACGTCCGCGAAGTCAGCGGCGACCAGCTCCGTGACGATCTCCGGACGCGCCGCGAACTCACGCATGGCCCGCTGGATAGACGGGCGATCCGCCGGGGCCGTGGACTGGGGGACACCCGCCGCCCGGTCCTCCCCGCCGTACACGTGCAGGGCCACGAGGTCAAACATGCTGAGCGCCCGCCCGTATGCCGGGTCGCTCGCGTGGTTGGAAAAGACGTAGCCATCCGGGTAGACGATCACGCCGCCCTCAGACTCGGCGGGCGTGTAGTGCCACCTATCCGGCTCGCCCTCCACCGGGTCATAGGGGAGGTGGAACTCAGCGACAGCGCGTGCCATATCGTACACGCGGTTGAAGGCACCAGCCACGCCGGGCAGTTCCTTGGGGTCGCGCTTCGGCCCCGTCTTGTGATCGGGCGCAGCCTGGAGGCCACCGAAGTCGCGCAGGAGGCCCCGCGCCGTCGCCGTCTCACCCTGGCACTCCACCACCTCGTACTCGTCCGGGTTGGCCGTCGCGGGCCAGAACATCAGGCGCTCGGGCTGCGTCGATCCGGGGTCAAACTGCGCTTCACCCAGCGCCTCGATCAATCCGCGGGCTACCCTCGGATACTCCTCCTCAGACAGGCCCGGCCCCATGATCGGGAAGATCACGCGGTACCGAGGGTGGGCGCGCGTGTGGCTGTACGTCGAGTGGACGAGGGCGCGGAGTCCGAGACCGGCCACGACGGCGGGCAGGGTCTCGGAGGCCGCGTCCGCGTCCAACGTCACCGCGCTACGGTACTCGACTTGCCCCTTCCGGCGCGCCGTGCCCTTCAGGCGACCGGCCACGTAGCCGCCGCAGTCCTTCACGGACTCCGGGTGGTGGGCGCGGTCCACGAGGCGCTCCCACGTCAGCGTGGCGGCCTCCCACCTGCGCGACGATACGGACGGGGCGACCGACAGGTCAAGGGTGAGATCGGCGGCGGTCTTGGTGCTCATCAGTTCTTGGTCCCTTCTGCTAGATGAGGCTTTCCAGGTGTCCGAGGAGGGCGGCCTGAATCTCGGCCTTGCCATCGAGCGCTCGGCGGATGTTCGAGTCAAGCGTACCGCGAGACTCGATGACGTGGACGACGACGGGGTGGGTCTGCCCCTGTCGCTGGAGTCGCTTGTTGGCCTGCTGCCACTGCTCCAGGCTCCACGGGAGGCTGGTCCACACGATGGTGTGCCCGCCGTGCTGGAGGTTGAGGCCGTGCCCGGCGCTGGCCGGATGCGCCAGCAGAATCGGGATGCGACCGGCGTTCCAGCGTTTCACCGCGCCGGACTCACTCACGTGAACGGACTCAGGGAAGCGCTCCTGGATCATCTCCAGCTCGGCCTGGAAGCGGTAGAAGACGAGGACGGGGGAGCCGGTGCCCTCGATGACTTCCGCGAGCGCGTCGAGCTTCGCGTGGTGGAGCCAGTCCCAGCCGTTTCGGTCGTCGTCGTAGAGGAAGCCCGCGCTGATCTGGCTCAGGCGGTTGGTGGCGACCGCCGCCGTCGACGCGGTATGTTTCACGCCGCCCAGGAGAGTGAGGTCCGCGACGAGCTGCGTCCGCATGTCCTTGTAGGCCCGCCGGGCAGAGGCCGGCATCTCGACCTCGATACGGTTCATGGTCAACGGCGGGAGCTGAAGCCGCCCCTCCGTGCCCATCGACAGGCAGATGTCCTCCAATAGGGCGTGGATGCGCTCGGACGCTCCGGGGCGCGGCGTGTAGCCGGTGACCACGCCGGACGGGAGGCGACCGGCCTCCATGAAGTAGCGACGACGGTAGCCGGTGATCGTGCGCCCCAGGCGCTCCCCGAAGTCCAGGAGGTAGATCTGCGCCCACAAGTCGAGGAGGCCGTTCGACGAGGGCGTGCCGGTCATCTCCCACACGCACCGGGCGGTCTTGGCGATCAGGCGCGCCGCCTTCCACCGCTTCGAGCGGTAATTCTTGAAGCCAGACGCTTCGTCCAGGATGAAGGTCTCCCACCCGTGTGGCTGGCTCGCCGCCTCCCCCAGGAGCTGGTGCGAGATCACGTACACGTCCGCATCGGTGGCCCAGGCGGCGGCCCGCTGCGCAGGAGTGCCCACCACGGGCACCACGCGCAGATCGGGCCGCCACTTGGTGGCCTCCTCGGGCCACACGTCGCGGGTCACGCGCGCCGGGGCCGTCACGAGGGCGGGCAGATGCCGCTCCTCCAGCGCGGACAGGACCGACGCGGTTTTGCCCAGGCCCATGTCGAGCCAGAGGCCCGCCCGGTCGTGCGCCCGCAGGTGGGCCACCGCCGCCTGCTGGTAGGGGTGGAGGCGCAGGGGCGCGTTCACTCGCCCGCCTCGGGCGAGTGAACGCGGACAGACCCGCTGGAGGTCTTGACAGTGATCGAGGCCAGCGGAACGGTGATGAGGGCGGTCAGTTCGCCCTCCTCCGCGTCCAGGCAGGGGACAATCTTTCCGATGACGCTGAGCGGCTGGCCGTCCAGGAGGATAGGCTTCGTCGTCCGGTTGATCTCGAGGGCGTGCAGCTTGTGCATGATGGGGTCCTTTCAAGGGGTGGGGCCGCTGGACTGTCCGGCGGCCCCACCGGGCAGAGGTGTTACTTGGTCAGGCGGCGGTCGATGATGTGCCCGCCGAGGACGAGCAACGCGCCGATCAGAAGGGGCACGAGGGCAACGCCGATCCCGTCGAGGGTCGCGCCGGTCCGGGCGAGGCGCGTCGTAGGCGCGGGGGCAGGCTGCGTGTCGGCCTTCGGTTCGGGCTTCGGGGTCGCACGCGAGGGGACCGGGGCGGGGGAGGTAGTGACCTTGGGTTCCGGGGTCTTGTCCACCGTCGGCGTGGTGGGCGTAGGCTTCGGGGCCGGGGTGGTGGGAGCTGGCTCGGGAGTCGGCTCGGGAGTCGGCTCAGTCGTCGGAGTAGGCGCAGGCGCGGGGGCGGGCTTCACGGTGCCGTCGCCGTCCGTGCCGCCACTGGCCTTGATCGTCGCGGTCGCCTCCAGGCTCGCGCCGTTAATCGTCGCGCGGTTGGTGTACGTCGCCTGGCCCTCGACGGGCTTCGTCGCATCCGGGAAGGTCACGCACACGAGCGCGCCCACCGGGGGCGTGAACGTCAGCGTGTGCTTCGTGTCGTCGAGCTTTCCATCCGTCCACGACGTCGTGTCCGGTGCCCACGTGGGGCCGGTGCTGCACTTCACCGCCGCGTGCAGGGCGTTGGTTTCATCCGTGATCGTGTACTCGGTGCCGGGGTCCACCTTCCACTGGATACCCCAGGCAATGGATCCGTTAGCGTCGGTCCACCCGAATTTCACGGTTTCCGGTCGCGCGTACTCGTAGTGCGCCGGGATGGTGCAGTCGTTGCTGCACGTGCCGGTGCCGTCCTTGTCGCCCCACACGAGCGTGCGGACAGTCTCGCCATTCAGGGTGATCTGGGTGGACTCAGTACCCACTGCCTTATCGGTGAGCTGCGCGCGGGCATAGAACGTGCCGGACACGTCCTGCTTCGCCGCCCACGCCTCGGGAACGTCGGTCACCGTGCAGGTGAGAGTCGCCTGGTCAGCGACGCACTCACCAATCCGGGAGCCGTCGTCCAGCGTGAACGGGAAGCCCGCCCTCCAGGCAAAGCCGCCGTCAACGCTGCCAACGGTCAGGGCCGAGCCTACGGTCAGGCGCGGGGTCTGCCAGGTGCCCTCAACGGTCACCTCGCTCGTAGTCTGACGTGACGCGGACGTGGCCTTGGTGACCTGCGCGCTGATCGGCTCCGGCGCGGTTGGGGCCGCGAGCGCGGGGGCCGCAGCGGCTGCGACGGCAAGGCCCACAGTGAGGCCGAAACCGACGAGCGTGTACTTGGGGGTCATTGTAGTTGGTCCTTTCGGAGGTAGGGGTCACCGGGGCGGTGACATGTTTAGTATAGGGCACCCCGCCGCCCTTCGCAACACAAAGCGCTAAGGCGGCGGGGCGCATGTGGTCAGGACGCGGCGATGCCCACGCGAGGGCCGTCCAGGCGCTCGCCCATCCAGCCGATGCCGGACACGTATCCGTCGCGCTCGCCGCTCGCCTCCCCGTCGCGGTCGATCAGGAGGCCGCGCGCCGGACGGATGTTCACACCATCCCTCGCCTTCGCCTCGGCACGCTGGTAACGCGAGGCCAGCACGAGGTCCTGGCCCGTCGAGGTCGTCTCCTCGCGGGTGGCGATCTCGATCCTGTCCGCGATGCCCTGGAAGAATCCCATCACGTAGGAGCGGCGGAAACGGCGGCGCTCGGACTCACTGTAGAAGTCTTCGTAACGCAGGCGGTCCTTCAGCATGGACGGGTAGGACATGACGGCGGCGTTGTAGAACTCGGTCACGTAGGCGAGGTCGGACCTGGTGCCGACGATGGTGGCGAGCGTATGCCGCTTGTACGTCCTCCACGAGCAGAAGCAGTCCAGGGAGCGGGCGAGGGTGGCGAGGCCGTCCACGATGGCCCGCGCCATCGACGCATTACCGCCCTTGATCTCCACCTCCATCGAGGTAATGTCCTCGTCCTTGGCGCGCGCGTCACCCTCGGGCAGGGACTCGATGCGGTAGCGCACCATGAGGCGCTCCGCGCGACGCTGGGCAAGCTCGCGCTCGTTGACGGACGCGCCCCTGTCGGAGGCGATACGCAGGAGCTGCCTAATCTGCTCGATGATCTTGTTCTCAGTCATGATGGCTGGTCCTTTCAGCGGTCGAGGGTGACGAAGGGGTTAGCCGGGTTGACGGGTCCGGTCGGATCGTCCTCAACGATGACGCAGGACACCGGGATGGTCAGGGTGATGAAGTGCCGCCCGTAGCCGTTGGTTGTCTGGCGGATGCCGTCGACGGGGAGGACGATCTGGGAGCCGATGCGGGCGGCGCGGGTCTGCACGTTGTAGGCGAACTCGGGCAGTTCGGGGGTGGTCATGATGGTTGGTCCTTTCGATGGGGTGGAGGCCCCGCCGGGTGGCGGGGCCTCCGGGGGTGGGTCAGGCGAGGGCGTTCAGCTCGTCGGCGTAGTCGGCCTTGATCTCCTCGAGCATCGGCTCACGGCCCTGGGCCTCGTACTCGGTTTCGGCCACGCGGTTGATCAGGTCGATCTGCTCGGCGTTGAAACCCTGGAGGCTAACGGCGGAGAAGAAGTAGCGGCTCATGGTCTTGGTCCTTTCGGTTCGGGTCACCGTCTCTCGGTGACGTAATCAGTATAGCACACCCTGGGACCAGTAGTGCAACATCTAGCGCGTGTAACGTCAGTCACACAAACGGCGGACCCGGCCACCCCCACGACGACGCGGAGGCAACCCAGGCACCCCCAGCCCATCCAGCCACGAGGACACCTCCACCGTCCCGCTCAACAGAACAACCTCCACGCCCGCCCGGCGCGCCCGGTTATGCCACGCCACCTGAATAGGCCGCACGCGCCCGCCGGGGCGCTTCAGCTCCACCAGATACACCCTGCCCTCCCAGATCACCAGCCGGTCAGGGATACCCGCGTCCGTCGGCGCGAGCTTCGGACACAGACCACCCGCCGCGCTCACCCTGTCGTGCAGCAGACGTTCGGCCAGAGACTCCAGCTCGGTGCTCATGCCGCCACCTCCTCGGGCCACGGGTAAACCACGGGAGCCGCGTTCACGCCCACCAGGGAGTAGATGCCCAGAGTGCTGTCAATCCACCGACGCACGTCGGATCGGTAGGCCAGAAGCCCCGCGCGCCCCGTGTGAGCGATCAAGGCGACGCACCCCGGCGCATCCACCATGAGGGGGAGCATGGCGCGGATACGACCGGGCGCGAGGCGAGGGCGGACGACGCGGCCACCACCGAGGCCGATCACCGTCGCACGGTAGGTAGGCGGCGCGCCCTCAAGGCCAGTGTTCCTGAGCGCGTCGGTCAGGCTCACCCACACGTGACCGCACGAGTCGAGGCCCACGAGGAGCCGACGATCAGAGTCAGGCTCAGGGATGAGGGCGTAGTCAATGACGTAGGGGCGGCGCTTGCCGCACGGTTCTTTGCGTTCCATACGCCTCATGTTAGCGCTTTATGGGGTGCCCTGTCGAATGATCGGGGCCGACCTCGCGTGCCACCGCCGCCAAGAGTTCCAGAATAGTAGGCACCCGAAACGGGGTGTAACAGAATCTCGTTACAAATTCTCGTTACAGGCTTGTTACACCTGTTTTGCCCTTGTGTTGCAACTAAAACGGCGAAAAGCGCTCGCGTCCCGTATCAAGAAATTCTATTTACTTTAAATAGCGAAAAGTTCTCCAATAGTAAGACAGCCTGTTATACTATTGAACAATTATTGCTCAAATCTGCTCTATATAGGGATATAAGGCATCTCGTTACAAGAGTGTAAAGTTCCGCAGAATACCAACGAAAAACCCACGTAACAAAGCGTAACAAGGTTGTAACAAGCCCGTAACAAGGTGTAACAAGATCCCACCCCACCCCGAAAACGTTGAAACCACGCTGTAACAAGACGAAACCGCTCAACACTTGACACCCACCACCCCGCCGCCGGGCCTCGCGCACACCACGAGGTAGGCGCACCGGGGCCACACGAGGTAGGCCCGGCGTGCTATCCTCATCCCATGACCCCCAGACCCGGCACCTCCCGCACCGGCACCGCACGCCACAAGCGCTGGCGCGTCCGCGTCCTCCACCTCGCACAGGCCAACGGACAGACCCACTGCCCAGACTGCGGACAACCACTCGCCTGGGGAACCACGCTCACCCCGCGCAGCCCAGAGCCGGACCACGTGGTCCCCGCTGCACGAGGCGGGCGCGACACCATCGACAACGCCCGCGTCACATGCCGCCAATGCAACCAGAAGCGAGGCTCAAAGCCCATCCCACACCAGCCCAGGCCAACCCAGGCCCACACCGTCGGAGGCATCCAATGGTGAACACCGCCTACCCGAAACCCATCACCGACTGGATGGGGCGGACCATCAGGACCGAAGTCCCCGAAACACCGGGAACCCGTATCTCAGATGTGGCAAATACCACATGCGGAATCAATACTTACCACTTGACAAGGGGCGGTATCCCCTCCCCCGTCTCCCAGGAACACCCAGAGGCCCAAGCGAAATACCCCCCTGGGGTACCCGAAACCACCCCTAAGCGCTAAACACGTCATGCGCTAAAACCACCCGGATATGCTATAATCGGCCCCATGAACGACTTTGACCTGCTCGATCTGCTCGACGAAACCCCCAACGGGGCATACTCCGTCGTGATCTTCCCGAACCGCGACGCTCTGCGCCGCAAATTCCAGCCGTTCGTCGGCCAGTACGACCCCACGTACCGCACCCACTCGCTTCACCGTGCCGAGTACCTGGAGGACCGCAAGCGCCGCGCCCGCGTCTACCTCCGAACACCCAAGCAGATCACCGCCGCGAACCGGAACCGCGCCATTGACGGCGCGGTCAGGGCCTATATCGCGCCCGGCGTGAACGTCTCCTACCTCATGGAAACGTGCCTGAAGAAGTCCGGCATCCACGAGGTGCTGCCAGCCGACGCGGCGGGGCTGATCTGACATGCCCGAGAAGTACGACCGCGAAGCCGAGCTGCGCGACCTCCTGGACACCGCACGGGAGGCCATCCGGGTGGCGAAGCCCGATAGCCTGTCTGCGCTCCTGAACGCCGCCAACAAGCTGTCCCGCGACCTCTACGAGCTGGAAAACCCGGTGTCCTCGGCATCCCCCACGCCTCCCAAGGGCCGCGAGGAGACCGCCGTGGACATCTTCAAGGCGAGGATGCGTAAGCGTGACACCCGCGCCTCCTAGCCGGGAGGCGCTGGAGGCCTCCCAGCGCCCCTGCGTGACCATCACGTCCCCCTCGATTGACTCGCTGGGGGACCTCGCCATATCCCTGGCCGCCGACTACAAGCTGGTTCCGGACCCCTGGCAGGCCTGGGTCCTGGACAACTGGCTGGCGACGGCGGGCGATAGCTGGGCCAACCTCACGTGTGGCCTCGCGGTGCCCCGCCAGAACGGCAAAAACGCCGCCCTGGAGATCAGGGAATTGTTCGGCGTGATCGGGCGCGGTGAGCGCATCCTACACACGGCGCACGAGGTGAAGACCGCGCAGAAGCACTTCCGCCGACTGAAGCACTTTTTCGGGCAGAAGACGAACGACCCAGGCGCGAAGTTCCCCGAGCTGAACGCCCTCGTGGAGAACATCCGCAACGTGAACGGCCAGGAGGCCATCTTCTTGAAGAATGGCGGGTCTATCGAGATCGCCGCCCGCTCGAAGGGGTCAGGCCGTGGTTTCACGGTCGATATTCTCGTCATGGACGAAGCCCAGCAGCTCACGGACGAGGCGCTGGAGGCGCTTCTGTCCACCACGTCGGCGGCCCCGCTGGGTGACCCGCAGTGGATTTACACCGGCACGCCGCCGGGTCCGACGGCGGAGGGCGAGGTGTTCTCGCGTGTGCGCCGCGACGCGCTGAGCGGGGAGTCCTCGCGCACGTGCTGGGATGAGTGGTCTCCGCCTGGCCTGCCCAGGTCGCTGGCTGAGGTTGATCTGGATGACCGGGACCTGTGGGTGCGGACCAACCCGGCGGTCGCGTCTGGTCGCCTGAAGCTGAGCGTGATTGAGGCTGAGCGCAAGCGGTACTCGGACGATGGTTTCGCCCGCGAGCGCCTCGGCTGGTGGGCCTCGGACGATGCGACCCGCCGCTTGATCTCGCTGGACGACTGGGAGGCGACGGGGGTCACTTCCCTACCGCTCGAGCTGACCACGGATCACGTCGTGCGCGCCCTTGGGGTGGCTTTCTCGAAGGATGGGCGGCGCGTCGCGGTGGCTGGCGCGCTGCACGACCGCAAGACTGGCGTGTCCCACGTCGAGCTGATCGACCTCGAAGCCGGCGACTTTTCGACCATGAGCAGCGCTGCGCTCGCGGAATGGCTGTACGGTCGGCGTGGCCGCTACTCGGCGGTGGGCGTGTCTGGTCGTTCGGGCGCGCTGGCGCTCCAGCAGGACCTGCGCGCGCTGCGCCCGCCGCGCCGCTACCTGCACGTCCTGGACAACCAGGAGTACTTCACGGCGTGTTCGGGCTTCTTGAACGCGGTCAGGGGTCGCACGGTGTCGCATCCTGGCGGGTATAATGCGAGCAACGACCCCCTGGATGCGTCTGTGGGGGTGTCAGACAAGAAGATCAGGACGGTGGACGGTGCCTGGGGGTGGCACTCGACGGCCCAGGAGGGCGACGAGGTGCCCCTGGAGGCCGTGAGCGTGGCGCTGTGGATGGCGCGGACGACGCGCCGCCGTCCTAACCGGAGCCAGGAGGCCCTCGCATGAGTACGAATGTTGACCTGCGTCTGATCGCGGGCATGGGACCCCAGCTATTCACCGCGCCCAGCGTCGCTGGCCTGCCCGTCGACCTCCAGGCGACGCTGGAGGAGCTGGTGAATACCTGGCAGGCGCGCTATCCGGGCAACGCGCGTCGCCAGGCTTACCTCGATTGCAAGGTGTACGTCGACAGCCTGGACATTGCGCTGCCTCGGGAGATCGCGCGCGACCTGCGCCTGGTCTCCACGTGGCCAGAGAAGGCGGTCTTCTCGCTCACGTCGCGCTGCCACTGGGACGGGGTGGTGGCCCCGGATGGCACGGAGGACCCCTACGGGCTGGCCTCGATCCTGGAGGAGAACCGTTTTTCGACGGAGATCGGGCAGGCGGTCGCCAGCGCGGCGACGCACGGCGTGGCCTTCCTGACGACGCTCCCCGGCGACGTGGCGGCGGGTGACCCGCCAGTCCTCGTCCTGCCGTACTCCGCCATGACGGCGGCGGCCTTGTGGGACCGACGACGGCGGGGCATCCGCGCGGGCCTCCTGATCAACGACGTGGACTACCTGGGTCGGCCAACCGAGCTGATCCTGCTCACCCCTCACGTCATGGTGAGCATGGCCCCGCTGGGCGCTCAGGGCTGGTTCGTGACGGGGCACGTGGAGCACCACCTGGGCCGCACGCCTATGGAGGCGCTCGTCTATCGCGGCAACCTGGATCGCCCGCTGGGGCGCTCCAGGCTGACGGATGGCGTGCTGTCCATCGTGGACCGCGCGGTGCGCGCCTCGATGCGCATGGACGTGTCGTCCGAGTTGTTCACGGCTCCCGGCCTGCTCCTGCGCGGCGTGGACAGGGCCACCTTCGACCAGATTAAGGGGTCCTGGTCGTGGCGGCTCGGGTCGGTCAAGGGCATCTCTCGGGATGAGGAAGGCGACCTGCCCGAGGTCGATATGATCCCCCAGCAGTCCATGCAGCCATACGTGGACCAGCTCCGGGAGTTGGCGCAGGAGCTGGCGGGCGCGCTGTCCCTCCCGGTCGGCTCGCTGGGCATCGTCCAGGACAACCCGTCTAGCGCGGACGCGATCTACGCGGCGCGCGAGGAGCTGGTCACCGAGGCGAGCGACTTCAACGACGCGAACAGCTACGCGCTTAACCGCGTGTATCGCAACATTCTGATGCTGCGTGATGGGGTCCTGCCCGAGGACGCGGCGCGTATCTCGACGCACTGGCGCAACCCGGCCCGCCCGTCGATTGTCTCCCAGTCGGATGCCATGATCAAGCAGATTCAGGCCATCCCGGAGATCGGTAAGACCGACGTGGCCCTGGAGGAGCTGGGCTACACGCGCCAGCAGATCACGCGGATGCGGGCGCAGATCGAGCAGACGCGGGGCCGGGATAACCTGGACGCGATTCTGCGCGGCGCTCGCGGCCCCGCCGCCGGGGGTGGTGATCTTGACCTCATCTGAGCAGCTGAAGGTCTACGATCAGCTGGTCAGGGCGACGCTCACGGGCGCGGAGGACCAGCTGGTGAGCCTTTTCCGCGTCCTGAACTTCGAGGACATCCCGCTGTCGCGCGAGGAGATGAAGCGTTTCCTGGCGCAGCTTGTCGACGCTTACGGCCCCGCCTTGACGCAGGGCGCGCTCGACTGGTACCAGGAGCTGCGCCCGGCGTACAAGACGGCGTACACGCCGAAGGCACTGATCCCGGCGGACTCGGTGGAGCGGATCGACCGGCTGAGCCGCTACGCGGCGGGCCTGGGGCGCGACAACCCAGGCCGGGCTATCCGCGTCGTGGCCGGGGCCATCGGGCGGGAGATTCAGACAGGCGCGCGTCGGTCGATCCTGCGGGCGGCGGACCTGGACCCGAGCGCCCCGCGCTTTGCCCGCGTGCCGGTGGGCAAGACGTGTGCTTTCTGCACGCTTCTGGCCTCGCGCGGGTGGGTGTATCACTCGAAGGACCTCGCGGGAGGGGCCGGGCACGAGTATCACGACTCGTGCGACTGTCGCATTGTGCCGGACTGGGAGCATAAGGCTTTGCCCGGTTACCATCCGGATGATATGTACGCGGCGTACTTGTCGGCGCGCCGTGCTGCGGTGAAAGATGGTGTGAAGGCACCATCTGGGCGTATAATTGCGGCGTATATGCGGGACGGCCACCCCGAAATGTTCTCGGATGGTCAGGGTGTGGATCGTCCCTCGCGGGCGCTCCGCTCGCGCAGGCTTGAGAAGCTGGCGGTTTCTCGGGAGAAGGAGAACAGCAATGAAGAAGGCTAAGAAGGCCACGGAGGCGGCGCAGGAGGCCGCTCCCGCCGTCGATCAGACCCCCGAGGCACCGGAGGCTACTCCGGCGGCTCCCGAAGCGCCTGAAGCGCCCGCTGAGGACGCTCCCGAAGCGCCCGAGGCACCGGCTGAGGAGGCCTCCGAGGAGTCCGCGGACTCTCCCGAAGCGCCCGAGGCCCCCGCTGAGGACGCTCCCGAAGCGCCTGAAGCACCCGAGGCCCCCGCTGAGGACGCGGTGAAGGCGCTCCAGGAGACCGTCGAGACCCTTCAGGCACAGCTCCAGGAGATGCGAGACCGCGAGGAGGCCCGCGAGCGCGAGGCGAAGCGCGCGCAGCGCCTGGAGAAGGCGGGCATCCCGGCGCAGCTCGGGTCTTTCATCCGCGACGACGCGGACCTTGAGGCTCTGAACGAGACCCTGGCGGGCCTCGCCAAGTCCACCCCGGCACCCGCCGGGGCTGCCTCCACGCCCACGCTCCCCACCGTGGGGACGAAAAACCCCGGCGGGGAGGTCCTCAGCGTGGACGAGATGCTCGTCCGTGCCGAGGCGAACAACGACACGAACGCGGTTTCTCGCCTGAAGCTGGCGAAGCTCGCGTCTGTCTCCAACCTGATCTAGGAGGAAACAATGGCCGGTATCACTGGTCAGGGTACGACCTACAACCTGCCCAATTACGTCGGCGAGCTTTTCGCCGTGTCCCCCGAGGACACCCCGTTTCTGTCCGCTATCGGCGGCCTGACCGGCGGCGTTTCCGCCGGTGCCACTCTCTACGAGTGGCAGACCTACGATCTGCGCGACGCTGACGAGAACCGCCAGCGCAAGGAAGGCCAGGAGGCCCCCACGGCGGAGGAGCGCGTGCGCTCCACCAACCGCAACGTCCTGGAGATTCACCAGGAGGCCATCGAGCTGTCCTACACGCGCCAGGCGGTCACTCGCCAGCGCTCCACGGGCGGCGAGAAGACGGTCACCATCGGCGAAGTGACCCTGCCCGAGGACGAGATGCTGTGGCAGATCGACCAGGGTCTGAAGCAGATCGCGCGCGACGTGAACAAGTCCTTCCTGGTGGGCACCTACCAGGACCCCACCGACAACACGACCGCGCGTAAGACCCGTGGCCTCCTCGAGGCCATCACGACCAACGTCGTGGCGGGCACCGGCGCTCTGACCGAGGACCTGGTTCTGGACCTCATGCAGAAGGTCTGGGAGAAGGGCGGCATCCAGCAGGGTGAGACCCGAACGATCATCGTGGGCGGCAAGCTCAAGCGCGCGCTGTCCAAGGTCTTCATTAAGGACAACTCCTACCGCGAGTCGTCCCGCACGGTCGGCGGCGTGAACGTTCAGACCATCGAGACTGATTTCGGTGCGTGCAACATCATGCTCGACCGAAACATGCCCGCCGATACGCTGGTGGTCGCCTCCCTCGATGAGTGCGCCCCGGTCTTCCTGGAGATTCCGGGCAAGGGCCATTTCTTCGCGGAGCCTCTCGCCAAGACGGGCGCGTATGATCGCGTCCAGCTCTATGGCGAGATTGGCCTGTCCTACGGCTCCGAGATGCACCACGGCAAGCTGAAGCTGTCGTGATCGTCTCCGGCGGCGGGGCCTTGAGCATCGGCCCCGCCGCCGGTCCACCATCGAGGAGAACACCGTGAACATCTACTCATCCATCTACCCTGAGCTGCTCCTGGTCCTGCCCTCGGGCGCGGTTCAGTTCACTGAGGGGTCGGCTACGGTTACCGACGAGAAGCTGGCGGGCGAGGTCCGCGAGCTGGCGGCTCGCGCGGAGGACCTGGGTCTGATCGCTCCCGAGGCTGAGGCCGGGGACGAGAAGTCCAAGAAGCAGGGCAAGAAGGCCGATAAGGGCGACGGGGAGCTGGTCTGACGTGACCGCCCTCTCCTTCGCCACGCTTGACGATCTGCGCGACCGTCTGTCCCCCGAGGACCTTCGGGTGGTGGACGCGGCTCCCGCGCGCGCTCAGGTCCTCCTGGAGGACGCGAGCGACCTTATCCGGCACCGCTGCGCGGGCTGGGAGGGCGCGCCGGAGTCGGTGCGGGTGGCGGTCGTGTGCCGCGTCGTGGCCCGTGCGTTGCGTCAGCGTCCGGCGGGCGTGGCCGGGGATGCCTCCCAGGTCACCCAGACCACCGGCCCGTTCACCATGTCCACGTCGTGGTCAACGCCGAGCGGGGATATGTTCCTCACCCGGCAGGACCGCGACGACATCAACGGCGCGACGGCCTCGTTTTTCGGGTCGGCAGACACCCTGTTTGGGGGTCGCCCGTGAGCGTCATGGAGGCATGGAAGGAACCGGCGACGCTACTGCGTCGTGCGGAGCCGAAGCGCGACCCCCTGGGGGTCACGTTCCGCACGCACGACGTTCAGGAGATCGCGCTGGCCCCGGTCCTGGTCGCCACCACGGAGTCCGAGAACCGCGAGGGCACGGGCGAGGACTACGGGACGCGCGAGGACGTGACGATCTACTGGGATAATCGGGACGAGGCTCCGGCCTCGGTTCTGCCCGGTGACCGGGTGCGTCTGCGTGGTGGCGTGTGGGAGCCGGTCGGCTCCCTGGTAGGGTACCCCCTGGGGGTATATTTGCGACTCAGGAAGGAGGCCCCGCGTGAGCGTTAAGTTCAAGCCGAACAAGCGGACGGCGGAGGCCATCCTGAAGGGGTCGGAGGTGCAGGCCCTGCTCGCCCGGAAGGCGGCGGAGGTCGCCGCACGCGCGGGCGAGGGCTTCACCTCGGGCGTGCGCGTCGGTAAGGACCGCGCCCGCGCCTACGTCCTCCCCGAAACGTACAAGGCCCGTAAGAATCAGGCGCGAAACCACGTGCTGGAGCGCGCCGTAGGAAGGGGCTAACGATGAGCCACCCACTCCCCGATCTCCAGAAGCTGGTGATCGACTACCTGAACCGCCCTGGTGTCGTCCAGGGCCTTGAGGGCGAGTTGGCGGGCACCACGGTGGGCGGCGTCCGCCCCTCCACCGAGGAGGACCCGCATCCCTATGTCCTCGTGCTGGCGACTGGGGGCCCTGGTCAGCATGACCGGGTGCTGTACACCGCTCAGATCACCATCGACTCCTACGCGCCTACCTCGTGGTGGGCGGGCGAGCTTGCCCGCCGCGTAGGGGATGCCGTTCACGCTCTCCCGAGTGCGGACGGCCCCGTGGCCGTCGTGCAGTCGCCCGCTCCGGCGGAGCTGCCCGACCCGGACACGGACCTGCGTCGCTACACGGCGACGTACCAAGTCACTGCGAAGTTAGGAGTTGCAGCATGAGCAAGACTAATGCTGATCTCGCGTTCATGGCGGGGTCCGAGAAGGACACGCTGTGGCTCGGTCCCGCCGGGACCGATCTTTCCACCATCACCAACCTGACCACGGCCATGCCCACGGGCATGATCGATGTGGGCTGGCTGTCCGAGGACGGTATGGGCCTTGGCATGTCCGATTCCGTGGATAAGGTCCGAGGCCACCAGGGCCACGGCGTTGTCCGCACCTACATGTCCGAGTCTTCGACCACGTTCAAGGCCTCGCTCCTGGAGTCCAAGCTTGAACTCCTGAAGCGTTACCTGGGTGTGCTGAAGACCGAGAAGGTCACGGCGGGTACGTCCTCGATTACCCGCATGGAGGTTTCGACCTCCCGTAAGGTTGAGGGCCTCGTGGGCGTGGCGGACCTGTTCGACGTGTCCACCGGCAAGCAGCGCCGCTACGTCTTCAAGCGCCTGGAGCTCGGCGAGCGCTCCGACATCTCGTACAAGGTGGGCGAACTCACCGTGTACGAGTACAACCTCGAGGTCCTGGACGGCTATGTCCTGCTGACCGACGAGGAGGGCCTGAAGGTCGTCTGACCCTTGGTCTCCCACCCGCGCGCCGTGTCTGTTCTCCCGGCGCGCGGGTGGGCATCACACCCCTTGGAGAACAGACAAATTAACCGATAGCCTATTTTAGGAGAACAGATCATCATGGCTACCAAGACCGCCACCGCCCGTAAGACCACCAAGGCACCCTCCGCCGCTGAGCTGGCGCGCCGTGAGGCCCAGTCCAAGCGCGACACTGGCGCGCCCCAGCCTGTCCACGTCGAGGTGATGGGCATTGCCCTCGACGTTGATCCCACCGACGTGGATGATTTTGACGCTATGGTGGCAATGGAGCAGGGCGACTACCGTCCCATGCTGGAGCTGCTGATCCCGGATGAGGGCGAGCGCGAGGCCGCGCTGACCGCCCTCCGCGAGGAGTCCGGCAAGCTCCGATACTCCAAGGTGGTCGAGTTTGTCCAGTCGGTCTTCCAGTCCCTGCGCCAGGGAAACTGATAGGCCTCTGCACCTTCCTGGAGGACCACTGGGAGGTGCTGGAGGCCGACTTCCAGATGACATACAACCTTGACCTGACGGAGGTTTTCACCGGGGGCCTGTCACTGCGTCGTGTCAAGGTGCTGATCGACAACCTTCCATCTGGGTCGCTGCTCCGCAAACGTATGGGCGGGGCGGCGGCTTGGACGGACGAGGTGGCGGCGACCTTCGCCGCTAACCATCGTCTGGAGGGTATAATCATTACGTCCCTGGGTGGAAAGAAGGGTGACGTGCCCAAGCCTGTTGCCCCGCCTGAGCCTGGCTGGTTCGAGCGGGCGGAGGCGGAGGCCCAGAGGCGTGAAGACAGGGCGCGACGGTGGGTCGCGGCGCATAGTTAGGAGCGGATTGTGGCGGAAAACGGCTTTAGCCTGGGTACGGCGTGGATTCAGATCGCGCCGTCCCTGAAGGGCCTGAATGATTCCGTCCGCAAGGAGCTGGGCGACGTTGATACCAAGCCCGCTGAGAAGAAGATCGAGTCCGGCCTTGGTGGCGCTTTCAAGAGCGCGGCCAAGGCCGGTGCGCTCGCCCTCGGCGCTATGGGCGCTATCGGCGCGGTGGTGGGCTTCGCGGATGTCGCCAGGGAGGCGCTGGCGGCCAGCGACGCAACCGACAAATTCAAGAACACGCTGTCCTTCGCTGGTGTCGCGTCGGACGAGATCGAGAAGCTGACCGCTAGTACGAAGAAGTACGCGGACGACACCGTGTACGAGCTTTCCGACATCCAGAACATTACGGCCCAGCTTGCCGCCAACGGCGTGGAAGGTTACGACCAGCTGGCCGAGGCGGCGGGTAACCTGAACGCCGTCGCGGGTGGCAATGCCGAGACATTCAAGTCGGTTGGCATGGTGCTGACCCAGACGGCGGGTCAGGGAAAGCTGACCACTGAGAACTGGAACCAGTTGGCCGACGCGATTCCGGGCGCGTCTGGCAAGCTCCAGGAGGCCCTGCTCAAAAACGGCGCATATACCGGGAATTTCCGGGATGCGATGGCGAAGGGCGAGATCACCGCCCAGGAATTCAACCAGGCGATTCTGGACCTGGGCTTCACCGACGTTGCCCGCGAGGCTGCAACTTCTACCAGCACGATTGAGGGCGCGTGGGGCAACCTTCAGGCGGCGCTCGTCACGGGCGGTATGGAGATCGTGGACCGCATCAAGCCCGCCCTGACGGACTTCATGGGCGTGGTGGCTGAGGGCGCGTCCGCTGCCTTCGGCTGGATCAACGGCTCCTTGTTCCCGGCGCTGGAGTCGATCTGGACACTGGTAACCACTGGCAGCTACGACGGTAATCTGTTCGGTCTCGCGTCGGACTCGGGTGTCATCACTGCCCTGACCACGATCAAGGACACCGGCCTGGACCTGTACAACTGGGTGACTGGGACCCTGGTCCCTGGCGTGCAGTCGTTTTTCGACCTCGCGGTTAACGGCAACTTTGACGGCAACTTCTTCGGGGTCGAGGAGGACTCCGGCCTGATCGACTTTATTCTATCGGTCAGGGATAACGTCATGGACATTTGGGGCTTCCTGTCCACGACGGTCATCCCTGGCGTGGCGAACTTCTTGGGCGCGGTTGTGTCCTCGCCGTTCTGGGGTGTGCTGGGGTCGTTCTTCGGCGCGCTCGTGCAGAACAAGGCGATCCTGGAGTCCGTGGTGGGTGGGTTTATCGCCTGGAAGACCGTCACGGGCACTATGAGCCTGGTCGCCCTGACGACGCAGGTGTGGGGTCAGGTGTCGGCGTGGACGGCGGCGAAGGTCGCCAAGGCAGGGGACCTCGCGGAGACCGTGGCCCTGAAGGCCATGTACGCGGGCGACTTCCTGCGCTCCATCGTGCAGCAGGGCGTGCAGGTTGGCCGCACGACCGCCGCCTGGGTTGCCCAGAAGGGCGCTATGGTGGCTGGCAAGGTGGCTACGGGCGCGTACACCGCCGCCCAGTGGCTACTCAACGCCGCTATGGATGCCAACCCGATTGGCCTGATCGTGGTCGCTATCGGCGCGCTGGTCGCCGCCTTCGTCGTCGCCTACAACAAGTCCGAGACGTTCAGGAACTTCATTGACGGCATGTGGGCAGGCATAAAGTCCGCCGTCGGCTCCGTGATCGACTGGTTCAAGGCTTACCTCCTGCCCGTCTTCGAGTCGGTGTGGGAGGGCATCAAGGTCGCCGTGTGGGTGGTCGTCACGGCTATTGCCCTCTACATCGAGGCGTGGAAGGCCGTCCTCCAGGGGATTGCCGACTTCATCGTGACCTACGTGTGGCCCTACATTCAGACCGCGTGGGAGGGCATCAAGACGGGCGTTGCGACGCTGTGGGAGTACATGCAGGCGGCCTGGGGAGGCATCCAGTCGGCGGTGCAGACGGTGGCCGACTTTTTCACGGCCTACGTCCTCCCTGTGATCGTCGCCGTGTGGGATGGCATCAAGGCCGGGGCGGGCCTCCTATGGGACGGCATCCAGGCCTACTGGAACTACATCCAGACGTGCGTGCAGGTTGCAGCGGACCTGTTCCAGTCCTACGTCCTGCCCGTGATCACCGCTGTGTGGGATGGCATCAAGGCGGGCGCGGGCCTCCTGTGGCAGGGTATTCAGACCGTGTGGACGGGCATCCAGACGACGGTGCAGACGGTCGCCGGATGGTTCCAGTCCTACGTGCTGCCCGTGATCTCGACCGTGTGGGAGAACATCAAGGCCGGGGCGCAGGCACTCTGGACGGCCATCACGTCGATCTGGGACGGCATCAAGACCTCGATCAACAACGTTGCCACCTGGATGAGCGGCACCCTCCAGTCGATCATCTCGACGGTGACGGGCGGCATCCAGAGCGCCTTCCAGTCGATGAAGGACAGCGTGGCGAACATCTGGAACTCGGTCAAGTCCGTGGTCGCCAAGCCCATCAACTTCATCATCAACACCGTGTACACCTCGGGCATCAAGAAAACGGCGGACAGCATGGCTGAGAAGCTGGGCCTGTCCTTCCGCCTCCCGGCGGTCTCGCCTATCGCCGAGTACGCCTCGGGTGGTGTCCTGCCCGGTTACACGCCGGGCCGGGACATCTACCACTTCTTCTCCCCGGATGGCGGCGGCGCGCTCGCCCTGTCCGGCGGTGAGGCCATCATGCGCCCCGAGTGGGTGCGAGCGGTGGGCGGTCCCGAGGCTGTGGCGCGTATGAACGCCGCCGCCAGGGCGCACTCCTCCTACATCCCCGGCGGGGACACCGGCGTGAAGTTCGCGGCTTACGCCAACGGCGGTATCTGGGGTGCCGTGAAGGGTGGCTGGGATTGGATTAAGGACGCGGCGGACACGATGGGGAAGATCATCGCGGACCCCATCGGGGCCGTGGCGAACTTCATCAAGGCCCCGGTGAACGCCCTCATGGCTAATCTGCCTGGTTCGGGCATGATCTCGGACTCGATGCGCGCCGTCCCTGGCATCTGGATTGACGGTTTTGCCAACTGGTTGAAGGGCAAGACGGAGACGATGGGCGCGGTGGGCATCGTCAATGCTGCCAGGAAGGCTATCGGCGTGCCCTACGTGTGGGGCGGCTCCTCGATCCCGCCGGGTCTGGACTGCTCCGGCCTGGTCTACTGGGCTGCCCACCAGATGGGCAGTTCGATTCCCCGCTTGACGGCGGCGGGATACCAGTCTGGCTCCAGCGCGGGCAACGCCAACGTCCCCGGCACGCTCCTGTACTGGGGTAATCCCGCCTGGCACGTGGCTATCTCGTCCGGTAATGGCATGATGGTGGAGGCCCCGAAGCCCGGCGCTTTCGTGCGCGAGACCGGCATCTGGGGCAGTCCCACGGCGGGCACGTACAAGTTCGACAACGGCGGCTATCTCCAGCCTGGCCTGACCACCGTCCTGAATAAGACGGGTAAGCCCGAGCCGGTCTTTACGTCCGGTCAGTGGGACGCGCTCCAGAACCGCGCGGCTCAGGCGGGCGGGCCGGATACGCTGGTGGTCGTGGACGAGGACGGCCAGCTTATGGCACGCATGAGGGTGGCGGCCAGGGGCGCGGTGAATGACGCGCTGGCCCCGGCTTCTCGCACGCGCGCCCGTGATCTCCTCGGCGCAGGCTTCTAACAGGAAGGGACGGTCAGCGTATGGCTACCGTATGGTCCGCTTCTAGCGGCTACATGTTCATTGGCATTGCCTTGGACTGGTCCGGCGACCCGGCCAGCGGGTCGGTCACGGTCACGGCGACTGTGACCGCCTGTTCGGACGGGTACGGCCACAACTGGACTAATCGGTGGCGCTGGTGGGGCTACTCGGGCGAAGGTTCCGAGCAGTTCAGCTTCTCGTCCGGCTATGGTCAGACGGTCTACAAGCAGCTAAGCCAGTGGAGCTTCAACGTCCCGCTCAAGTACGGGCAAGAGACCACGATTGGCATCGGCGCGAGCCTGGGGCCGATCTGGAACGGCGGCAACCCGGCGGTAGAAAACTACCTGACGCTGCCTGCACGCCCGGTCAATATCCCGAACGCTCCGACGGTCGCCCACGCCACCCGCGTGAACGACTCCCAGATCACGGTGGACTGGATCGCGCCGCCCCAGGGCGAGTCCAACCCCGTCGACAATTACGTGGTTGAGCGGCGGGTGGATGAGTCCGCGGACTGGGAAGTTGTCGCTCCGGTCAAAAATGCGGTCTCCCTGGCGACCTTTAATGTGACCGCAGGGCATAAATACACGTACCGCGTGAAGTCGGAGAACAGCGCGGGCGGTTCGGCCTACGTCGAGGCGGAGCCGGTGTACACGACCCCGCCCGCGCCGATCAACGTCCGGGCGGAGAAGAACGCGGACGGCGACATTCTGATCACGTGGGAGAACAAGGCCCCCTATACTCCGACCAGGTGGGATGTTTACGACGGTAACACGCTGATTGCGAAGGCCTCGATCAAGACCCATGAGGCCTTCCTGCTGCACCGGAACCCACGCCTCGACGTGACCCACCAGTACCGCGTCGTCTGCGTCGGCGGGACCGTGGAGTCTGCGAAGTCGGCCCCGTCCAACGTGGTGCAGCTCCTGGCGCGCCCGAACGCGCCCGAACCGACGTCGGACGGCGTGTACTTCCCGTCCGACGACCCCGTGATTCTGACCTGGCGGCATAACCCGACGGACTCCAGCCCGCAGACCCGCTACAGCCTTCAGTATCAGAAGAAGTCGACGGGCGCGCCGGGGCCGACGTTCGACCGCCGCGCCGCCGAGCAGCAGGCGACGGTGGGCGTGCTCCAGGTCGGCACCTACGAGTATTGGGTGAAGACCTGGGGTCTGCACGCGGATGCGTCCCCGATCTCGCGCCGTGCGACGTTCTACGTGGAGCCGCGTCCCGTCGTGTCGATTCAGTCCCCCTCCCAGACGGTCAAAACGTCGTTCGTGGAGGTGGCGTGGTCGTATTCGTCGCAGGGTGGCCCGGCTCAGGCGAGCGCCCGCGTCGAGCTGTACCTGGGCGGCAACAACCCTGTGGAGACGCAGGAGGTGCGCGGGCCGCTGACCCGCGTCCGCCTGAACACCTACCTGGAGAATGGTCGCACTTACCGCGTGGTTGTGGTTGCGACGAACGCGCACGGAGTGCAGTCCCGCATCGTCAACCAGACGTTTGCGGTCGCCTATGAGAAGCCTCCGGCTCCTCGCGTGTATCCGGAGTGGGACGACTTGGCGGGGTGCGTGCGTGTGCGGGTGGTGAACCCGGCTCCGGCGGCTGGCAAGCCCGCCGCTGTGCGCAACCGCGTGGAGCGCAGCGACGATGGCGGGCGCACGTGGGCGACGGTCACCGAGGACCTGCCCGTGTCCGGCCAGCTTCTCGACTACCAGTCGGTCAGTCACGGCGCGGTGGCCTACCGCGTGACCGCTACGTCGGACCTTCCCTCGTCGGCGGTCACCACGGAGGAGCTAGTCCTGGAGTCGTGGGCCATGTGGATTGGCGGCGGTCAGAACTTCGGCTTCACCGTGCCCCTGCGGTGGGACCCCCTGCACTCGTGCAAGACGGGCCTCGCCAACCGCAAGCTGTACCGCTTCGCGGGCCGCGAGCGCGCCGTGGAGATGGCCGGACGACACCGGAACAAGACCCTGAGCCTGTCCGCGACGCTGTTCGATGAGGACTTCTGGATGATTCAGCGGCTGGAGGAGCTTTCCTACATGGCCGGGCCGTTCCTGTACCGCGACCCGATGGGCCGCAGGGTTTACTGTTCGGTCAGAGACTTCACCGCTGACCGGGCGCTGTCCGGCAAGTGGAGTGTTAAGCTGGAGGTCGAGGAGGTGGACCATGAGTAACCGGCTTGACCACGTGGAAAACGCGCTCGCGGAGCTGATCAGGGAGAAGTACCCGGAGGGCGCGCTGGTCGGCGCGTGGACCGTCTCCTGCGAGGTCCTGACCACGGAGGCGGACGAGGACTCTCGCGCCCTGTGGTTCCTGAAGGGCCGGGGGTCGCTGATCACCCGGCGCGGGCTGATCGAGTTGTCTCGTGACGTGCTCGCGCGGACGGTGAAGGAGACCGACGAGTGAGCGCCCTCGACACGCATAGGCAGGCGGATTACACGGTCACTCTCCTGGACTCCAAAGACCGTGTAATCCGTCGTCTGGACGGCGTGACCGGCGGGAACATCACGCTCAGCAACTCGACGCGACTTCGCGCGTCTGGGAGCCTGCACCTGACGGAGGCGTGCGGGCCTATCGACTGGATGACGCAGCGCGTCCGCGTCGATTACGCCACGTCCGGCTCCTCGTGGGGCCTGGGCGTGTTCCTCCTGTCCGCGACCACCCGCTCCTACGGTGAGGCCGGGTCCACGTGGGATGTTGACTTGTCCTCCCCGCTGGCCCTCCCGGATGCCGACTGCGTGGATCGCACGTATGTGGTGAAGGCCGGGTCCAACCTGATCGACGTGGCGGCGGGTCTCCTACGCGACACCGGCCTGGAGCGCCTGTCCATCACCCCCTCGACGGCCACCGCCTCGTCCGACATCGTGTACGATCCCGGCAAGTCCAAGCTGACCATTGCTAACGAGCTGCTGAGCGCGGCGGGCTACTGGTCGGCACACCCGGATGGTGAAGGCCAGGTCCACCTGGACCCCTACGTGCGCCCGGCGGCGCGAGGCGTGGCCTATGACTTCCGGGAGGGCGCGCGGGCTATTCACCTGCCCGAGTGGGAGCGTGAGCTGGACGCGGCCAGCGTCCCCAACAAGGTGGTTCTGGTGTCAGAGGGTAGCCAGGATAAGGCGGCGCTGGTGGGCGTGGCGACCAACGAGGACCCCGCGTCCGCCTATTCATTCCAGGCGCGCGGACGGTGGATTGTCGAGACCCAGACGGGCGTGGAGGCCGCTAATCAGGAGTCGATTGACTCGCAGGCGCGCCGCCGCCTCATCGACGTGTCCACCCCGTCCGCGTCGATCACGATCCAGCACATGCCGGTGCCCCTCCAGCCTAACCAGGTGGCGGGTTTTTCGAGCCAGGGGCACACGGCGCAGGGCGTGGTCAAGGAGATCGAGTACAGCCTGGACCCAACCACCCTCGTTAAGACCAGGCTCCTGGAGGTGACCGACCTATGACGACGCTCGACTACCTCATGAACGTGGTGGCTGGCCTTCGCTCGCGCCTCGACCTCGCTCCCGTCTTCCGGTGGGCCGTCGTGGTCAGCACCGACCCGCTGCGCGTGCAGCTCGACGGCGACGCAACGCCCCTGTCCGCTGACCCGATTAACTTCGCGGGCGACCTGAAGGCAGGCCGCCGCGTCTGGACGGTCAGCGTCAACCGCCGCCTGTACCTGCTTGGCACCGTGCGGGAGACGCAGACCGGCGACGGTGGTTCTTCCGCCCCGGTGGGCACGGTCGTCGCCTACGCGGGGGTGAAGGCTCCCGCCGGGTGGCTCCTGTGCGACGGCACCGCCTACAAGAAGTCGCAGTATCCGGCGCTCGCGGCGGTCCTCGGCGCGACGGGGACCGGCGCGGACTTCGCCGTCCCGGACCTGCGCGGGCGGTTCCTCATGGGTACTTCTGCCGCCCATCCGCGAGCGCAGACAGGCGGAGAGGAGACCCACACATTGACCACCGCTGAGATGCCCTTCCACAACCACAAGGTGATCGGCCAGGGATACGATAACTCGTGGTTTGGCGGCGTGGGTATCTGGCGATCGGATGCGGGCTCGGGCGGCAAGTGGACTATCGCGGCGGGGTCCGGGTCTGGCCAGCTTGGCTACCTGGATGCGGCGGCTGCGGGTGGAAACCAGCCGCACAACAACCTCCCGCCGTTCTACGCGGTGGGCTACATAATCAAGGCCTAGAAGGGGGCTTTTCATGGCTGCAACAAGCCGGGCACTCATTGCGGTGACGAAGGATGCCGCACTCAAGGAGCGAGCCGTTGCTCTGGCGGCGACGCTGGGCATGACGGAGAACGAGGTGGAGGCCTCCTGGCGTAACATCGTCGTCTCCAATGCCGACAACACGGGCAAGCAGGCTATCGCGGACGTGTACGAAGACGCGTTCGAGAAGCGATACCTGGCGCTCGCTAAGGTCCCGCCCGAGGTGGGCGAGGACCTGTCCGCCGTGACGGACGAGAACCTGCTGTTTGCCCTCCGGCAAGCACTGAAGGACAAGAAGGAGAACTAACCATGCCAGATATTGACGCATTTGCGTATGACATGGAATGGTGGTGTTCCTACGGGGACCTGGGTTACGACCAGTGGAACCGCTGGGACCTGCGCGTGGGTGGCGAGACGGATTGCTCCGCTCTCGTGATCGGCGTGCTGAAGGCACGCGGTTTCGACGTTGGCAACGCCACCTACACGGGCAACATGGCCAGGGAGCTGACGGCTCGCGGCTGGGACATGCTCGACCCGGACACCGACCTGGAGCGCGGCGACATCCTGCTCAACCACGCCAACCACGTCGCCGTCTACCTGGGTGGCGGTCTGCTCGCTCAGGCGAGCATTGACGAGCGCGGTGAGATCGCGGGCGGTCAGGCGGGCGACCAGGCCAACGAGACGAACGTCAAGCCTTACTACGATTACCCGTGGGACTGCGTGCTGCGTTACACGGGGTCGGACACGGGCGGCGTTTCCACCTACGGCCACGGCTCCGGCTACAACGCCAACGGCTACGGCGAGGACTACGTGCGCGAAGTCCAGCAGCAGCTCCTCGCGCGAGGCTACGACCTCGGGGAGGACGGCGCGGACGGCATCCTGGGCGAGCAGACCTACAACGCGATTAAGGCCTTCCAGGAGGCCAACGGCGGCCTGGAGATCGACGGTATTCCGGGTCCCCAGACGCTGGCGGCGCTGCGCGGCGCGAGCATCGTCCCCACTGCAGCCCACCAGCCCGCCGTCGATGGCTACTGGGGTGACGCGACGACCCGCATCCTCCAGGGTGTCCTCGGCACCACGGTGGACGGCGTGGTGTCGTCCCAGGCGGCGGTGAACCGCGACGCGCTGCCCGGCTGCACGACCGGCTGGGAGTTTGTGCCCACCGAGGTCGCGGAAGGCTCCCTCCTCATCGAGGCCATGCAGAAGGCCCTCGGCGTGGAGGCGGACGGCCTCATGGGGCCGGACACGGCGAACGCACTCGCCGCACGGTACGGACTGGAAGGCGACGGATGCCTGGATGCCCCGTCTCCGACGGTCGAAGCAATGCAGCGCGCGCTGCTGAACGGAGGATGGTAAACCATGAGCGCACCGAAGCACGCTCTCACGACTGATCGCACCCGGTGGGCGGCTCTCACGCCGGATCGCCGCAAGGCCCTGTATGGCATCGTCGCGGCGCTCCTGGCGCTGGGCATGGCCTACGGGTACGTCACGCCCGAGCAGTCCACGCACTGGCTCGACGTGGCGGACAAGGCCCTGGGCCTGATCGCTCTCGTGATCGCCGCGTCTCACACGGGTGGGGTCTACGAGGCCCCGATCTACGGTGAGCGTGACGGGGAGGACTCGCCCCAGTGAGTCCCGGCGAGGTCGTAGCGGTCATCAGCGCCTCCGGAGTTGCCTTCGGAGGCCTGGTGACGGCTGTGTCCGTCCTCGCTGGCATGAAGTGGGGACGAGAGAAGGCCAAGGCGGAGGCGCTCCTCGTCCGGGAGCAAGTCGGCAAGGCCCGCGCTGAGCGCGAGCAGGCCGAAACATCAGCTGCGCTGGAGGCTATCGCGGGGAAGATCGACCAGCGGCTGGACGCGCTGGAGGCCTCGCTGTCCGAAGTCCATCACGAGGTGACCCCGAATCATGGGGGCAGCATCAAGGACGCGGTGCGCCGCATCGAGCAGAACCAAGAGGGCTTCCGCTCGACGTTGGACGCGCACGGTCAGGTACTCGCCTCCCACGGTCAGGTGCTCACCAACATTACCGAGCGCCAGGACCGCGATATGCGTGACCTGGGCGCTCGGATCGACAGTATTCAGGAGACGGCGTGGGCGGAGCACGAGGCGCTCCGGGATACGCTCTCGACCATAGGAGCGTCGTCATGACTGCTTTCATTGAGGGGTCGGTTCAGACCCCCACCGGGCGTATCGTCCCCATGACGATCAATGCGAAGCCCATCCCTGACCCTGGCAAGCTAGCGGACGGGAACGTGCTCGTCGCGGGTAATCTCGCGGCGGGTGTCCGAGCGCCGATCTCGGTCGCCCTGCACCCTGGACGGTACCGGCTCCGAGTGTTCACCCCGGCTGGCCTGCTGGCTGAGCGTGAGATGGACCTGGTGGACGATCAGCGGGTGACTATCGCGGAGCTGCTGGAGCCGACCACGGTCCTAGCGTCGCCTGCTGTTGATCCTGAGCCGCGAGCGCAGCCTCCCGCCCCTCCTGTCCCGGCGGGGCCGTCCGGCCCCATCCCGGAAGGCTGGGACACGCTGTAGGCGGAATAGCAGGAGGCCCCTCCAACCGATCGGTTGGAGGGGCCTCGTCTTGTGTGCGCTCAGAAGAGGATGGGGTCCGGGTATGCGTCCCGGTCGTGGCGGCCCACCGCCATGCCCCACTCGCGGCGGTATAGCTCCCACGCATTTTCGAGGAGGCGGCTCAGGATCGCCAGGCTGCGGTCAATGCTGCGCTCGCGGCTCAGAACCTCGTCGCATAGCTCCTCGAGGTTGAGCTGAACCAGTTTGATGAGCTGCTCGTCTGGGCTGGTGACACTGGGGACCCTATCGAGGCTGGCGCATCGTTCGATCACCTGGGCGGCGGCTGCGGTGTCGTAGTTCGCGCCCGTCTCGTAATCGAGGTCGCCCATACGGGCGGGGCGGGCGACGAGGGCCGGGGCGTGCGCGGTGTAGTGGCCGACGATGTTTCGCCAGGTCCAACCGACGTATAGGGCGAGGTAGTTCACGAGGTCCATCCTCGTGTCTAGTTCGGTGTCTCCCGCGCCGGGCGCACCCAGGCGGTCGACCTTGCGGGCGACGTTGGGGACGATGGAGAAGGCCTCGCCTCGCTTTCGCCAGGAGATGCCGTAGACGGCGGCTTTCTCGGAGGCGACGCGCAGGAGGAGGTCCTGGGGGCTGTTGCCGTAGTCCATGGTGGTTGGTCCTTTCGGGTGGTCAGTTTTCGGAGTCCGCGGCTTGAAGGCACTCACGGAGTCGCTGAGCGTCGCCGGAGATGGAGTAGGCGAACAGGCCCGCCCGCATGTCGGTGGTGGCCCGCAGCGCGTCCTCGAGGTCCTGGAGGGCCTTCTCATTCACGCCGGGCTTGTCCAGGTTGGCCTGGGTGAGGCGGACGAGGACGTGCGAGCGGCAGTTTTTGTTCAGCTCCGCAGTCATCGGCTCGTGCATGTGCAGCTCCACGATGGCGAGGAGCCTTCTGTGGTACCCGGCCCTGCCCTCGTCGTCGGCGGGAATGTCGAAGGCGAGCAACTTCTCCGGGTATGCACCGCGCTGTTCGATGCCGCGCACCTCCCTGTTAACAGCGTCTTCGATGACGCTTCGGTCGGCGACGCTCAGACTTGTGAGCATGTTTGCGACGGCGTAGCCGGTGTTGTCGTCCTTGTGGATGATGGCGGCCCCCGCGTACACGGTTTCGCCGTAGGCGGCTCGACGGATAACGTTGATCAGATCGTCGGTGTCAAGGTTGCGGATTTCTCGGGTGGTCATGATGATGGTTCCTTTCAGAGGGTGTTCGGGTCGAATGGGTGGGCGGAGAGGTTGAACGACACGTGCGTGTGGTCGTCGTGGGCCTTCAGCTCGTAGGTGATGAGCTTTCCGCTGTGCTCGTTGCTGAGCGGGAGACGGACGAAGCAGCTCGTTTCGCGGCGGATGGTGATCAGGTTGTCCAGGCGGGCGGCGGCAAGCTCGCGCTCGTGGAGGGTGAGGCCGACCGGGAGGCCGGCGAGGTACTCGCCGGTCACCTCATCGTTAGGGACGGTGAGGTTACCCCGCTGGATCGGGATCGCCTTCAGGGCGAAGGCGAAGGCCTCGAGCGCGTCCCTGAGCTGGTCCAGGCCGTCCGGGAGCTGGTCGGTGAAGTTCATGGGTCTTGGTCCTTTCGGGTCAGTTGTTGGCTACCTTCAGCAGCCACTCGGGGCTGAAGTTGTTGAGGGGCGGAGGGGTGGCGGCGGTGAGCGTGAACGTCACGCGCGCATGGTCGTTGTAGTAGAGGACCTCATAGGAGAGGAGGTAGTCACGGTGTTCGCGGGTCTCCTCGCACACGACGTAGGAGCGCGTCTGGTGCCGTTCGTTGAGGTCCCGGTCGATCTCACGGGCGACGCGCTCACGCTCGATAGGGTTGAGGTCGAAGGCGAAGCCCGCGAGGTACTCACCAGTGACCCTGGAGAGGGCCAGCTCAGCGGTGACCCTGGCGACCGCTCTACCGTTGGTGGCGATACGCATGGCGGTCATCGTCGCCAGGTCGGTGAGCGAGGGCGTAGGGGAGTCCATCGTCCGGCCTTTCTCAGTTGTTGAGCTGCTGGGTGATGCGGGCGATGTCGCGCGCGCCCTGCACCTGGAGGCGAATCGCGTTGAGGTCGCTTAGGCTGGCCTCGGAGATGCTGTAGGCGTAGAGGATGCCTTCGGCCAGAACGTGGATGATCTGCCAACCGGGCGCGCCATCGACGGTGCGGTGGTCGATGCTGATCTGGTCGATCTTCTCAGCGGGGATGAGGCCGAACTTGCCGGGGACCCCGAGCTTGTGGTTGCGCGTCCAGTAGATGAGCTTGCCGGTGTTGTCGTTGACGGGGATCTCGATCTTGTTTGCCATGATGGTGTCCTTTCAGGGGGTGTTGAGTGGGAGGCCCCGCCGGGTGGTGGGGCCTCCCTGGGTTGGTTAGCGGTTCGCCTTGGGGAGGCGGTCGCGGTTGGCCGGGTGGTTCATCCACTCGGAGACGATGGTCAGGGCGCGGTCGTAACCGATCGTGTCCTTCTCGGTGACCTCGAGGAGGCGGTAGCCGATGCCCTTGGTGTAGGTGACGGAGATGTTGCCGACGAAGAAGCGGCCACGGCTGATGGCCTCGAAGCGCTCCGCGAAGATCGCGCCGGTGAAGTGATTGGCGGGGTTGCCGGTGACGTGCTCGAGGTGGAGGTTGGTGTGGTCCTAGGTGGAGCGGAAGGTGTTCAGTGCCATTGTCTTGGTCCTTTCTTGGCGGGTCACCGTTTCTCGGTGACATGTTTAAGTATAGCGCACCCGCGCGGGGTGCGCAAGAGAAAGCGCTAACTACTCGGCGGCCTCGCCTCGCGCGTACTTGTACACCTCAATGAGGGCATCCCTGGCGGTCTCCAGGAGCTGGCGGACGTGCTCTGCGTCCTTGTGCGAGTAGCGGTCTCGCGCCATGTCCAACTGGACGGCGGCGCGGAACGCCTTCCCAGAGATGTCGCCCAGGCTCCGGATGCGAGAAGCCTCCCGCGCCTCGATCATCTGCTGGACTTCGCGGCGCTCCTCGACGCGGCGGACGACCTCCTCACGGTAGGCGGCTTCGCACCAGCCGTTCTTCTCGGAGCGGACGCGGGCCTCCTCGTCGGCAAGCTCGCGCATGGTGTTCAGATCGACGGCAATAACGGTACGCATGGGTCTTGGTCCTTTCGGTGTGGGTCACCAGGGTGGTGACATATTTAAGTATAGCGCACCCGGCGCGG